GTCCCAACGGCTTCTATAGAGTCCTTCACTATCCCAAGTATATCCTACATTAAACCGCCGCTTGATATGGTAACTCATGTTACGCTCTTTACACCAGTTAAATGAATCAGTAGTGTTAAGTACCCCGCGCACTCTCACGCAGTATTTCTGACCTCGACGGACCACTTTGTAAGTATCAGTAGCCTGCGGCATTCAACAGTTCCTTAACCTGTGTCACCATTTCAGTATTACGTCTAAACTTGATAGCCCACTGCTCTGGATTGATGTAATCTATAATCATCTTTTGCTGGCTTTCATCAAGTTCTTCTAGAAACTTGACACCGCTCTCGCTCTGATAAAGCATCCAGGGACTAATCTTGCCAGTAGTTACAGCATACGCTAATTTGTTTCTATTTGCATATCGTAGACAATCTTTAGTTTCGATACCTGAATCCTTAGAGATAGTCATCGTAGCTTCGATACTACGAGCGATAGCATCCAGCGGGTCTTCTGTCTTTAAGTACTCAATAAGAAATTTAGTATAGTTAGTATCGCTGCACCAACTATCAATCTTTATCTGATTCTTCAACAGCCAGTCAGCATACCTAACTACATTGATACACTTGATATCAACGCAATAGTGACCGAACTTGACAAAGGCAATGTAGTATGCACTTTTCGTGAAGTCTACATATGTTCTAAGTTTTTTAGATGCAGTATTCTTTTTGTAGAATTCTACCCAAGCTTGAAATCCAATACGATTACCTGGCTGGTCTTTGTCTTGCCATCTGCGCTTGTTTTCACAAAGGTGTTTCATCATCGTAGTCTCTCGCTGGAAACTCCGTTTGCAAAACTCACAAGAAAACTCGGTTTTAGTTACCGAGCTTTCTTTCGTATTCTTCGATTTCTTTATCTGTAACAAGCTCACTTAATAACTCAATCTCATCAAATTTTAATTCGGGGAATCTATTAGCAAGATACATCTTTTTCTTGTGATTGTCAACAAAAACTTCGGATATGATGTTTAAGTCACTGTCACTTGATTTAGGATATACCTTTTTAAAGTAGTCTTTAATCTCCTTAGTCTTAGGAGACTCTTTCAACTTACTAACACGGTCACGGATATGCGGAATCCATTGATGAAACTGTTTGCCAATACCCGGGCTTGCAGCACACAACATCAACCATTGTAGCTTAGGATGCTTCTGTACATTCTCGTTGAACATATACTTGTTAGCATGATATTCAGTGCTTTGCAGATAATAAGATTGAATATCCTTACTACCTTTAACTGCACTAATCCAATGTATCATCATGAATGGCACAAACTTCTTTTGCTGTTCAGGAGTCAACCTATCATAATACGAATAGTCTTTGCGGTCGATAGCCGCGATTGCGTCGAAAAGATCAAATTCAATCTTTTCAAACTTTTCGTCTGCTGATAGTTTCTCTTTAGCCATTATGCTTTTAGTGCCTCAATCGCAATAGCGTGTTCAATAGCTTGACCAATGCTGTCACCGTTGTTAACAATAGTCAATGTCGGCCCATCACTATCTCGCATACGATCATTCTTGTAATGTTCAATCACGTACCCGCCTGATGCCGGATAGAGAGTGAAGCGAATGCTCTTGTTTGCATCAATGCTCCGAGATTGAACAGAGTCTACTACTGCATATGTTCTATCCTCATCACGAGAATTTTCCCATGCTTCGCGGCACCATTGTGCAAACTTACGTTTTAACCAACCCATCTTCTTTTCCTTCTCTTTTTGTACCTTGCGATTTCTAGCAGAATCAAGCCTAAATACAGTTTGGCTGGGTAGAGTGCCTGCTATCGTTCTGTTGTACTTTGCCTGACCTAACGATAAGCTACCATTACCCGATGACATTAATAATCTTTCTCTACTAGGATAAGCTGGAAATCAGAACCTTTACCATCAGTTGAACTATCACCTAAATCTTCAAGCTCTTCTCCGGCATAATTCAATCCAGTGACAAGTTCCCAACCATCGTAATCACCCGTAGTAATTACAAGTTTCTTGGGGTCAAAAGCTTCATCTTCACATTCAAACGAGAGGAAGTGACCTTTCTCAATGCTTTGTCCAAGGAAGTAAACGTCTCCGTCTTCAAGAGTTTCTTGAGGATAAATCTCTTCGGTTTGTTCTGTGTCGGCGCCCATATCAAAAAAAGCATCAGCAGTTAGTGCATCATAAATTACTGTATCGTTTTCATCCATCACAGTGATGTAACAGTCTTCTAGTGAAGGACCAGTGTGGTGTGCAAGGTTATCGCATTCATGCCATTCGCCGGGATGAAACGGACGAATGTCTTCGTCAATTTCTACATCGTTTTCCTCAAAGAAATCGTCATTCCAAGCATAGTCCTCAAAATCAATTTCATGTTCTTCAACAACATCATAAAATTCACGCTTGACGGAGCCGATTACTACTTCGCCGCCGCGTCCACCAATTTCAATTCTGTACTTCATTCTTCTTTCCCTTCTTCTTTGAAATAGAAATTTCAACGTTTGGGTACAAAGTACGAATTACACCCATAACGTCTGACTGCTTATTCTTCTTTTGAAAAGTCTTAATAAGTGTTTCAGTAATCATTGTTTTTCCTTTGGTTGAGTTCACTAAGAATGTAAGCGTAGAGTACTTGACTTCCTGCCCAAAAAATACCGAGAGCAAGAAAAATTATTAGCCCGACAATTATGAAAGGCGTGAGAATCCAAGCTAACACTACTACTAAGAATGCAATTAATTTGTTCATCATCAGAACACCTGACTATAATCTACTACTTCACAATTTCTACTAATCTCCTTAACAAAGTAGATACAACGAGGTTGTTCCCCTTCATCAATCGGTACACACAAAAACTGACCATTTCTGAGTCGAGGTGCATACCAAGTAACATCAGGGTAGATATCTAAAATTTCAATAGGGAGAAATGAAGGGGAGAATGAAGTTCGTGGATTAAACTGAAAAGCATTGAATCCCCTATCGTTCAAACTAGAAAGCGGTAACGTTTCTAAATCGCCATGTTCTTGTTCTCCGATCAATATCTGCCAGTCGATTGGCATCTTAATAACCTTATCTGCAACCTTGATTACTAGTGCAGGGCTGTTGAATGATTCTAAAAAGATTAGCGGAATAAAATGATAATCGACATTTGCTGGGGTAGAGTTATCTAGAATTGCAAACAGCAAATCATCGATTTCATCCGGAAGTGTTTCCAGATTATAGCTTTCGTTTTCTAAAGTAAGTATTCTCATAATGTTATTCTATCAACCTTTACTGCATATGTCAAGCTATTAATAATCCAATTTCTCTATACTGAAAGGATAGTTGGCTTCTTTGTAAAACTGCTTGCGTTGTGTTAAGTGTCGTTTAGCAAACTTACAAGAACTTGTAACATCCCAAATCTGTACATGGTCCTTGTCTTCTGCTTTACGAATGCCTCTGCCTATCGACTGAATAACTCGTACAAACGACTTACCAGGCTCGATAAGAACCAAATTAAAGATCCGAGGAATATTAATACCGACAGCCGCAACGCCGTACGTTGCGACAATAATTTTATCGTCGCTCGTGGCAACCTCATCATATTCTGCCTTTCTTTCTGTTAGACCAGTGCCGCCGTTAACGAACACTGCATTGGAACCTAGTCTGCTTACGATTTCTTTTCCTGCGTTCACTCGGTCAACAAGTACGAGAGTGTTCCCAGTCAGATTCACCTTTTCGATAAGTGCAGCAATTGTATCAAGGCGATTTGAATCTTCTAGTAGATGTTTCAATTCTGACTGGTAGTTAGTGAACTCAACCTTATCCTTAAGCTGAACAATATTAACATGACATTGTGCGAGTACACCCTTGTCCTGTAATTCTTTTGCTGATAGCTTACCAATAACGGGACCAAGTGATACAAGCAACGATACTTGATCCATCTTGTCCTTAGGAATGGTTCCTGTCAGTCCCCAACGAATAGGAATGTTGCTGAACACTCCTGTAAGCATCGTCTTGAGTACATCAGCCTTAGCCATGTGAACTTCGTCAACAATAACACAAACAATATCTTCAAAGAAAAATTCGTCTAGACTTTCTTCACCTGCGTTGGCCGTATTCTTAAAGAGATTGTTCAAGCTTTGCCATGTGCAGATTGTGTGCGTCTTACCATAATCCTTACGGTCACCGAAATAGACACCGACATCCAATCCTAAATTGATGTAGTCTGCTTCTGTTTGCGTAACAAGACTCTTGTTGGGGACAATCACTAGGGAGCGTCCTAGGTGCTCTACTGACTTAGATAGAGCAGCAGTCATCAGCGTCTTACCTGCGCCTGTTGCAACTTCCTGTAAGCATTGAGGATTCTCTAAGAAGTTGTTAACAATCTCAACCTGATAGTCACGTAGTACGATAGGCTGACCTTCACGTTCATGACCTTTTGGCCACACTGTTTCTGAAAAGCTATCTTCTTTAATGCGGTCGAACTTAAGTTCCTCATGTGACTGCCGCAAATCTACAAGTTCAATGTCATATCCCTTATCATACAGGTATGTAATGATTTGCTCTAACAGATTTACGTAGGTGCTTCCACCAAGACTAAAATAGCTAATCTTGCCGTTCCAGCGCCCAAGACGAACTGCCGGAAGATATCTTGCTCCCGGCTTTTCAAACTCGAACATCTTCATCAATGCTCGACGGTCTCCTACTTCAAGACCCTCGATTTTTACATTAACTTCGTCTTTGATTATGATCTTTACTTCGTTCATTGTACCTCAATTGGTCGTGAATCTTTAAGCACGACAGTTTTGCTTACGGTGCCCATAAATGGGTTGCGATTATTTACACCACTTGTATGCTGCAACATCATAGAAACTCCATCAGGCAATTTTCCATATGACAATGGGCCCAGCGGCTTCATTCCATACTTTTCAATCGTCTTAGCTAACTGTTCTTGATTTAATGCGGTTCTTAATCCTCGCCCAATCACAACATTTTCGCAACCGATATTTTTCATCCATCCGATGACATTTTCTACGTCAACAATCTCTGCTTCATACACATTGTTAGCAGCAAATTGTAGTTTAGGATAATCAGAAATGATAGCTGGATCGATATCGATTCCCATTTGGCTAAGCTTGAACAACACAGTAGCGTCTAGCGAAAGCTCCATTCCCTCAATGAGTTCACCGAGTCTTGCATTACATGCTGCAACGACTAATCGGTCATTAACTTTACATAACGTTGGGTTCCAAACAGTAGTGCCAGCTTCCAACTCAGCCAAAGAGTTCAAGATAGCTGATAGTTCATCGCAGTACCTGACTGACGGGAAGAACTTATGCAGCACTTGGGTTGTAATCTTAAGTGCGCTAGTAGAAAACGTAGTCCTATATACCTTGCGTTCTTTGTCCCAAGCAAATGTGTTATCCTTCACTTCTCTAAACTTAGAAATGAATGTCTTGTTGAATGGTACACGAAACGTCAATTCATCGTTCAACAAGACAACAGAAGCACCGGTATATTCAGTGGTGCTTTCTACGAGTGTAGAGTTCCATTCTAACGCTTTCAGTTCAGCCTTATCCAACCCTAACTTAGAGAGTTGCTTCTTGTACTTGCTGATTAGGTTATCGAATAGAGTAGCCTGCCCAGTAGTGACTCGTGAATCACGCTGGATCATTGTCTGTAGATTAGCCATGAACTTGTAGTCATACTGACTCAAGCTGACCTTGCCTACTTGCAAGAAGAAATACAACAGTTGTTCTTTGTTTTTCATAATGTCATTCTAACATAGTTTGTGACTAAAAGCAATAAAAACGGGGACCGAAGTCCCCGAAAGTTTGTTGAAAGGCATTTTTATTATTATGTAAGTTAGCCCCGCTTCATCACTGTGCTGATAGCAAGTGCTTGCCACTTGTTCGGGGAAATCTTAATCAAATCAGCAATCTTGAGTGCGGTACGGATTGACAGTTCACGCAAACGCTTCTGATTTTCTTGCATGAAGTCGAGGACTGCTGCACCTTCGTTGTTCTGAAAGTTGTAGTCCTTGAACAGGCCACCGTCAGCATCACGATTTACCTGACGAATACGCAGCATCTTGTCACGCTCGGTATCAATGGTCAAGTCGATGAAGTGACAACGTGATTCCAGAGCCTCAAGGTGATCTTGCAGCTTCTTAGACTTGACATTCTCAAACTTGAGGTTCGTGATGAAGATTGCACCACCCTTGAAGTCGAACGAGTTGGGGATACCTTCGTCACGCAGAAGGCGTGAGTCCGAGTTCCAGCAGATGCGCCGCCGCTTGCCGCTATCAAGAGCAGCCTTGAGAATGTTCAGCGAAAGTTCATCACCGAACACGCTATCGCAGTCATCAAACACTAGGATGTTACCCTTTTCGCTGTAACGATACAGCTGGGCATACAGACCGAGTGCAGTCATTGCACCCTTAACGACTTCGTACTTTTGACGCTTGTTAGAAAGCTTATCAAACAGCGAGGACTTGTCAAGCTGGGCTTCTACGCCGAATGACTTACCTACGCCCGGAGGACCCGAAACAATCATCGCACGAATGTCGCCCTTGATACAAGCAGCAGACATTTCATCGAGGATTTCGAAGCGAGTAGCAATGCGATCCATCGCATCCTGATCTGTTTCTGCAACAGTTGCAGAAGGAGCAACACCGTTGACTTCGATGCAGTCAGGACCTTCGATGCGGACCTTGACCTTATCAATCTGATGGGGAAACTGACCCTCATTCTTCACAGTGATATATGCGCCCTTTGCGCCGTGCTTGATACCCTCAACAAGCGTGAACTGGGTATTAATGACTGGGAAATTACGATACTCACCCGACTTGACAAGAACAGTAGTCATACTTAAAGCCTTTCAACAGCGTTTCAACAATTACTGTTATATCAAATCGGGAGGGTAATGTCAACCAAAAAGTTGCCTTTTACAAAAAATATTTTGTAAGTGCTTCTAGCTTATCTTCGTACTCGGCAATCTGTGCGAGTTCAAGTTCAACTGCACCCATGAAGTCAGTGTGTTCATGAATAGCCATTGGCTTGTTGAGCATGATGTCAATGTTCAACTTATGCTTTTGAATGCTTGCTTCAAAGCTAGCCTTAAGGGCAGATACGATATTGTCTTTCATAATTAAATAAACCTAACAATCGCACCGAGTGCGTAAATGCCAAGCAGCCCTGCGTTAACGGACATCAGAGCAGCATCCTTCATACGAATGCTAGCAAGAAGCCAGAATACAGCACCCACATTGAATGCGATGATGTTAACAGGGTCAAATCCACCAGCAGTAGCAAGTGCTCCTATGATAGTAGCAACGGTACCAACCCACTTACAAGCATTAAGATAATGCCTGTCAGCAAATTCACGGATGGTATCAAGATAGTTTGTGTTCACAATTTTTGAGTTCATCTTTAATCCTTAACTTTTCTTTCTTAAGACGATTGATTTCGTCTTCGGGTCCATGTGTATGCACAAGCTGATTAATCTTTAGCTGGATATCGTAATGCTTACTTTTAAGCTGTTCAATATGATTCTTCAACTTTTCATCACTCATTAGTTATAACATCCTTTTATATGATTGTCAACCGATAATCTTCCATCCTCTGGCCACTTTATA